GTATCCGTTTCCGTTCGCAACTTCACCAGATGTTACATATCCGTCTGTTGCTGCACCCAAGCTCGCTGAGCTGGTGTAAAGTGCTATGTAGATGTCATCCGAGTCTAGGTGGTGGTCACCTAGTAAAACATCTTTTTTAAACAATGTACACATTGCTTGACTTATTGCCATTATTATATACCTCCGTTGTATTCGGCTGCGTAGTCCCTGCTCATTTCCTGAACAAACAGTTGCACAGCCTCGTCAAATTGTGCTTTATATAGTTGTAGCGTTTCTCCAGCTTTAAGGAAAGCAGAAGTTTCGTAGAGTGATGCTGCCAGCAAAACTGCGGGAGCATTAGTGTCGATCCAAGTATTTGCATTGCTAGAAGAAAGTCCTGTTTCCGGAGCAATAAAGTCGACTTGATAAGCAAGAGTCGCATCAGGTGTCGGAGCAAGTGTTATGACTGTTCCGGAAGTTGTTGCGTTTTTCGTGCTATACATTATTGGTGTTCCAGTCGTGCTTGACTTTGGCCAATAATCCCTTAAATATGAATCTATCCTGTGATTCAAATAATTAACATTTCCGCTCGCATCTGTTACAGAGGCTTGCCTTATCATTCTCGCCGAAGGAACAGTATATTCGAAAGTTCCAACAACAAGATTGCCTGTTGTTACGTTTCTAAAGCAAGGCAAATTCGGAAGCCTTTGGAAAACCATCGCCTCAGCTTGAGCGATTATAGTATCGATTGAGTTGCTCAGCTCTGTAGAGTCGTCTTCTACAAAGTTCTGTATATTTGCAACTAAAGTTGTATAGCTCATTTAATTACCCCAAGTTCCAGCACCCCAAGTGCCAGATCCCCATTCTTGATCGACTACGATAGAGCCACTGTTAACAGTTCCAACTCCACCTGTGCCACCGACACCTGTCTCGACTACATTAACTTGAGGCACTTCAGTCCCAACTCCACCTGTACCAGCCACTCCACTTTCTAGAATTGAGAGGTTAAGTGCCTCGACACCAACATTACCAGAGCCTCCACCACCAGAAACTCCTGTTACTTGTACAACTGGAACTTCGACACCAACACCACCAGTACCTGCAACACCTGCCTCATTGATAGACATTTCTAGTGTTTCAGTTCCGACTGCACCTGTTCCACCAACACCTGTTGCTTCTGGATAAGATTCTAAGTCTACTCTGTCTATTAAACCAGAATGCCCATGTCCAGGACAACCAACTGGTGGTCTTTCTTGTATTGGTAAAAATGGATCGAAAGAATAGCCGATATATATTACAACGTCTTCTTGACTTTGGGCAGTCGATCTAGGCTGAAATAATTGCTGAGCATCTATAACATTTTTCGCAGGAGTAAGCTGTGGGTGTTTTGGTTCCCACTCATCAGGAGCAACACGCAAACCATCCCAAGTTGTCTTGAGCTGAGTATAGCGAACTCTTTGGCCACCTCGGTCGCTTATCGCATATGATTTTTTGCCTTTTGCATATTTTGCCATGTTATACCAAATTCAATGCGGTTGGTTGTATTCGTAAACTTACACCATCGTTGTCGGAAGATGCTGCGAAGCTGAAAGCTCTTTCATAAAGCTCGTTTAATAATTGAAATCTATCTGGTGCATATTTAAGAGATAATTTTGCTGCCAGTCCAGCTGAAATACAATCACTCCATCGATAAGGAACATCTGTATCTTGATTCGAGGCTGTTATATCATCAAGTTGGTTTACTGCCCAATAAACCATGCTGTATGTTTTATCAGGAACATTCCAGAAATAAACAACAGGAGTGTATTGCTTGTCAAGCATGTATTGGCTTGGTTTGCCTTCAGTTGTTTTATTCGGGATTTGATTGTAATCAGAAATTGTAACTCTGTTTATCGTCTGGTCGTTTGTGCCTTCTCTTATAACAGCATCGATAATGTCTATCGTTCCTGCTGGTAAAGTATAAGAAGCTGTCCCATCAGCCAAAGTTAATGTATTTTGAGAAACTGCCCAGTAATTAATTCCTCTATTGGCAAACTCTGAGAACAGCATGTTTAAACTTCGTCGAGCAGAAACAGCCTGATCCCCTGTTCGAGTTTGCGGATCTATTCCGCAACGCTCATAGGCTTCGGTGACTACTTCTTCAACGTCTGGTCTAAATGCTACTGTTCCTGAGAGTGCCATTAATACTGTTTAATCCCTCTGATAATAATCTGATAAGCATCTCCTGCTGCACCAGCACCAGTTGTTGTAAACTTAACATCACCAGTTCCATTAGCACCATAACCCGAAGTCGTAGGCAGTCCACCAAATTTAGAAAAGTCTTGGTATCCTGACTGATTCTCGTCAAGGTGCATAACAATTACATCCACGTCAGCATCAGCAAGAACCTCAACAGTCATTGCCTTAATGACCCACCAGCATTCTGCTATCCTGATTCCTGTACAGGTGTTTCCGTCTGCATCTTTAGTTAATGCAGAAACATCGATCTTAGATACTGCACTTTCATCCCCACCATCGACATATTGATACTGGAAAGCAAAAACAACTTCACGAGTGTTCTCGGAAACTTTAGTTGTTGTTGTAATATCTGCCAAATTAACCTCCTAAAATAATGGGTGAGAGGTTAAGCTCACCCAAATTAATCCTCTACTACTGGTCGGCAAAAGCAGGTGCTGTTGCACTTGTAACATTACCAAAAATTTGATAGTTCGTAGAATCTTTGCCAATGATTGTAATATCGAAACCAGCAGGAACATTAATTTGAATGCTGCTGTTTGAGTTACCATCAGAAAATACTGAACTAACTTCGTTGTCGCTGTCTAGGAATGTTACTCCACCAACATAAAAATTAGTATTTCCTGGAGTTACGATGATTGCATCGGTTGCATCAGCTGCACCACCTGCATATACAAACCTATATGCTACTCCAGCTTCTGGGGCAGGTAGTGTGTAAGTGTTGTCTTGTCCACCATCTGGGACTAGATTTATTCGTCCACCATGGGTTGCTTTTGTTATTGTAATATCACCATCAGCTAGAACTACTGGTGAGACTTGAAATCCAGCATTAGAAATGACTGGTCCTGTGAATGTTGTATTAGCCATGTTGTATCTCCTTGTCGTGGCTAGAGTCAGCTTGCGCTGTCAAGTTGATAGTAAGAAGGGGAGACGAGCTCCCCTTCCCTATTTTATTATGCAGCACCTTCTGTGCCGAAAATTCCACGCCAGTCAGTAACACCGAAAGAATAACGCTCACGCACTTTGTAGCGCACGTTACCAGTTTCGAAATCACCTTCCATGCCTTTTTTCATAGGCGAGCGTTGGAACATTTTCATGCCATCAGGAACATCTGTTTGAACAAAGAACGCATCTGAGTCAGTTAGACGACGCATAATATGATATCCTTTCGGCAGATAACCACCTGATTTGATAGCATTGATGTCGTTGTCCGCTGTACCTGTGCGAAGCTGTGATTCTAACAAACGCTCTGCAACAAAAGTGTAAGCAGTTGGAATGATCAACTGTGTACCTTGCGCAGCAATCCGTAGCCCACGATCGTCTTTCATATCCGAGATCTGGATAAGGATAGACTCTAGTGAAGTTTCAGATAAGTCTGCAGCAGTTGCTAACACATTAGACTGAACTCCAGCAGTAGTCGGGTGAGATGCACTTAAAAGTACAACACCGTCGCCACCGTTAAAACCAGCAGTTTGTGCATTATTTAAAACATTCGCAGCTTTGATTTCTTTAGTAGAAGCCATTGAGCGTGCGAGTGCTTTAGTATAGCGTGATGCAATCGAACCATACTGACCATCCTCTTCAGCTTCCTCAGTAATTGAGAATGCCAAAGCAACAGTTTCGTGCTGATAACGTGCAGTCCATTGCTGACTACCAGTATCATACGAAATTGCCGCACCTTCATCTTTAGTTGGTGCAGAGCCAAAACCTTGCAACAATACATCTTCTTCAAAAGCCTTACTTGAGCTGTTAGAAGAAAAGACTGCTGAGTATTCTGGGGGATAGCTGTCGTATTCAAGACCGAAAAGAGTATTCAGTCCTGGCTCGAGCATTTTAGCAAATTGTGCTCTATTCATAGCCATTATTCATACCCTCCTATATACCAGCAACATTCGTGCCAAGAATATGCTCGTTAATAAGCACCTCCATGACAGCGTTTGCGCCGAATGCGTTGTCTGGACCTTCATACAGACCAATGATTTTACAGGTAGCAATACCTGCAGCCATTGTTCCGCTGATTTCAAATCCAGATTGTCCAGTTACAGTTGAACCTGCCCCAGCAACAACATCAGCACAATTACCGATATTGGTCTGAGCAGGGGATCCTGCACTTTGAACTTTAAACACAGTGTATGGATCATCATACACATATGCCACGATGTCTGTAGCAGTAGTGCCCGAAGGCCAATACTCACTATAAACGTAAGAACCATCTGATGCGGTATAAGAAACCCCAGCAAAGACACCAATGTTATTAGTCTCTGTTGCAGTGTGCGGAGTAAGCAAACCAGTATTGATCAGAACCACTAAGTCACCTGTGAAGATGTTCTCAGCAAGACCTGAAGCAATAGTGTACTTGTTAGTCCGTGGGGCATTACCACTCATATGGCGAATTGGGACAAACCCAAAGGCTGCATCAACATTAGCCATTATTCGCTCCTTTCAGCGTAAAGTTTAATCTTCCATGACAGAGAGATCCCTGCCACGGCTCGAAGAGGACTTCCGTTCTTGATAGATTGGTTGTCCATTGTTTCGTCCTAATGCCTCGAGATCCCCTGCAACTGATTCGTTTGCTTCGACACTACGATTATGGTAGTATTCTTTCATTGCTCGATGCTTTTCTTTAGGCATTTCGCAAAGTAACATTCCTTCAATTCCAATTGACCCTGCCCACTGACCATGATTGATCGTCGGAAACAACGGATCTTTCACGCTATCAGCTTTGCGAGGTTCCCAGCCTTCACGCATACGTTTGTACACGTTATCTGGGGTTTCTTTACCCTGAATCGAGGTAGCTATCCATCGTTGGGTGTATCCTGGACGAGGTTCTGGAGCATCCAACAATGATGGTGGTTTCCACGCAGTATCTGGGCGAGATTGCTCATTACGAGTGGAATTTCGAGTTTCGTTTGCACGCACGTTTCTTTTCTCAGTCATGACTGGCTCCTTTGCTGACGCCGAATTTCGGCTTCATATTTTTTAAGACTTGATTCGTCTGTAATTCCAAGTTCACGAGCCATCCTAAGTTGATCCTGCGACATACGCACTCTATTGCCCTTATAAGATGAACCGCCTGTAGTTGGCGCAACTGGTTGTCTACTTTTTGTTCTTGTCTTAGACGGACTTGATCCTGAGTTTAGCTCAGGAAACACTTTTTGTAAACGATTATTGAGAACGTCGTAATATTCGTCTGAATCTTTGTCATATCCTTCTATGTCTAGTTGAACATCAATAGATCTTGCAGCAGCAGTTTCTCGCTCAAAACCACCAGTATTGAACCAGCGATTCTTTTCGTACCAGTCCATTGCCTTTCTAGGTGTTGGATTTTGAGCGACCTGTTGAGCTCTGCCAACTGTAGGTGATGCGGCTCGCTGAGCACGCTGTTGCTTTTGCATTTCAGCAATTCTAATCGCAGCACGCATATCTGCCATCTGCTCTTGGAAATTTACCTGAGCTTCAGTATCACCTTCTTCAACTGCTTTGGTCAATGCAGCCTTAGTTTGAGCATAGCGTTGATTAAATGCTTTCTCATTATTCTGGACTGAGCCTTGCTCTAAACGAGCGAGCCTTGCATTCAACTGCGCATTCTGAGCTTGGATCTGTTGAGCTTGGACTTCTGCTTCTCGCCTTTGGTCAACAAGTTTTTTAATTCGCTTTTGAACCTTTGGACCATAGTTGTCCTCTTCTTGAGCTGCCTTTTCTTCGGCAACGTCTTGGGCTTCTTCAGCAGGATCATCCGTTATCTCGATCTGAAAATCTTCAGGCTCACCTTTAGCCTTTTTGATTTCTTCTTCAATTTCATTAACTACATCTTCATTTGCCATGGTAGCGTCCTTCCAAGTTATGTCGCTAAATATGCGGTGACTTCGGCTTCTTCCGGAAGAATCGACGTTAATTCATCGTCGTTCAATAAAAGAAATCTAACACCATTAATTGTTACTTTCTGGCCAGCATATTTGCCATAAGTAACTCGATTCCCAGCTGTGGGAGTATTCATTTTCCAAGCTGCACCAGAGTCTCTGTCTCTGAAAGCAAGATCGCCCATAGCTGCAATTCGACCATGAGCAGTTAAATACTCCTCGTTGTCTTTAGAAACGCTGGGCAGATGTATTCCACCTTTTGTTTTCATTTGCACTTGATGGGGTTGAACTAAAACTTTCCAATTCAGGGGAACTGGTAGTTGGTCAGCTGTGACTTCTGAGTCTGTGGACTCGTCTTTGTAAACTGTTGCAGCTGTATTCACTTTAAACGTAGCATGTTGATGAGACATGTTTAATCATCCTCTTCTAGTTTTTTCAATGTTTCGCCGATAATCTCAGAGGCTTGTTCTAAACCTTCCGCAATACCGACGTTCTTCTGGTAAGACTCAAAGTCGGAGACCCGACCTTGAATCAGACTTTCAGCTATTTCTAGCCTTTTCTCCCTCAGATTCTTTTTTATCTGATTGAGTAGATCTGTTACTGTCATTTTTGACACCTCCTGACATAGAAACGCCAGTTACAAAAATGGTAACATCTTTTTTATTTTCTGACATTAATATCCTTTCTTTTTCATTGGTTTTTTCTTTTTGGCCATAGGCTTTTTCTTGCCTTTCATAGCCATTTTCTTCATAGGCTTCTTTTTACCATACATCGACTTGCCTCCTTTCATTAGTTTGCCGAAATTAGTTC